CATCGGATCACGTTTTACAGAAGTTTGTACCTTTTCTCCAACAGGAATTGCAGATACACTTGTGGAAAGAGAACTGAGCTGTTCTTCTTCGATAAGCTTATTTTTGATTCTGTTATCATAATTTTCAATCTGGCGTAAATATTGAGCTGTAGTCATCATACTCTATCTCCTTCCCCACATAAAATTTTTGGTTGCTTTTACTTCTGCAAATCTTTTGCCGGCAAGCGTTATTGCAAGCTGCGTAACTCCATCGGCAGCGTCATCATGTTCATTATCACCAATATAGACGAATGTAGTTAATTCATCCATAGCCTTTTGATACTGTTTATCTTGATATTTCGGAGCCAAAAATATAAAATTTTGCTTAACATCCCCGGAATATTGATTTATTTTTTCTTTTTTTGCTTGTTTTGAAGGTGCTTTTGTACTTGTCGTGCTGCAAGCGTATTTATGTTCTTTCAAGCGTTCATTTACATAATAGGCATACATATCTCCACCATTATTCGCTTCAAAATTAATGGATTGAATATTATTACCCATGATTCTTCCAACAACTAATGGCAATGTTCCTTCTTTTGGTGCCGTGCTGAAAATCCAGTCATAAATATACACATCTCCATTTTCGTATTCTGCGCCCACTGGCATTGATAAGCTATCACCGCCACCCCACGCAACATCACAGGCAGAAACATTTTTAACAAATCCACCTTCTGGAAGAACGCCGTTATAATATCTCAATTCGTCAGCTGCAAACACAATTCCTTCACGTAAGAAGGGCTTTTGCTGATATTTGGCTTCCCATTCGTTAGCGTCTAATCTAGCTTTCATATCGACATAATATTTTGTTGAAAATCCAACGCCATACTCATAATCGAAATTCGATTTACCCTCATCATTCAAAGCTGGAATTTTTCTAAACCGATACATTGGATTATCGTGATTTAGCTTCTCGATTTTTCCGAGAGGGTCATATAAATTCCATCTGGTTCCAACCATAAGCTCCCTTGCGCCGTCAATCTTACGGTCAACCATCTTATTCAGATATTCTTGATATGTATTTTCTAATCGGGTGGGGCTTAATGAATGTTGTCTATCTCTTACAAGGTCATCCACATACAAATAACCATCGGAAGAAATATCAACGGCACCTGTCCAAGTACCTTCAATACCACGGCAAGTCATTGTTGCAAATCTATCTGGCTTGTCCAGGTTTATTTCAAAATCATCAGCACTCTGTTTTTGAAGTTTCGACTGTGGAAAAATTTCACTATAGTTGTATTCCTGTGTATTAATGAGATTAAGAAGTTCTCCGTAAAATCCTTTTGCCAGTTTTCCAGAATGACCACCCATGGCACTATGGCTATTTGGTCTTTTACCCATTATCCATGACATAAAGAAAATACACATAGTAGATTTTCCAACACGGCTTGGGAGTGATAAGCCGTAAAACTCTATCTTTCTTTCTTCCAAATCTTGTAGGTCTTTGGCTACCACATGTAGTGTTTTTTTTCGTGGAATATAAAATTTCTTGCTGTCCGGTCTATTTTTCTCCATATAAAGCAAGTAACTTTCAAATAAATGTGGTGCTTCCAGTAGCAAATACTGCCAGTAGATATCATCAAAATCACCACTGCCAGTTAATGCAGCACACTTCTCTGCTATGTTATGTGAGTATTGACTTACTTTCATAGCCATTTTCCGTGCTTCTTGGTTCTTTCTGAAAGGAAGGTCAATATTCATATTTAAGAGCAAATCAAGGCAATCTTTTTGATTCTGATAGATTGTCATGTCACTACTGATAATCTGATTCAGTACTGCCCGATACCATTCAAGCGAACCTTCTGTAATTTTTCCCATAAAAATAGAGCCAGACCTCCTTTCTTTTTAGGATTTAGTCTGGCTCTCATGTGGCTCTCTTGACTGGTTTACTTATTATTTAACATTCTCATCAGCTGTCATGTCTCTTGTATCTACGATGGTAGAAGTGTTACCTCCTTGAATCTTTGGTACTTCACCATTCCATTTATCAATCTTCTGTTTTTCAATCAGTTCGGGAGTAAGAGATTCTGCGATTTTTCTATTTGCTTCTGCTTCAGCTTCTGCTTTAATCTTAATTGCTTCTGCTTTTCCTTCTGCATCAATCTTTGCCTGTTCCGCTTGGATAGATGCTTTTTCTTTTTCCTGTTCAGCAGCAATCAGTGCAACTTCTTTATCTTTATCAGCTTGTACTTTGGCTGTTTTAGCTTCAATGTTAGCAAGTTCTAATTCTTGCTGTGCATTTACTTTCTTCTGAATTGCAGCCTGTGTTTCATCATCGGTGGAAATAGAAGTAAAGTTTACTGTATCAATAATAATTCCGTATGGCTCAAACTTCTGTTTAAGATATTCGTCAAGTGCTTCATTCAGTTCCTGGCGTTTATCACCGAAAACATCTGTTACTGGATACTTCGCAGTTACTTCCTGCGTCCATGCTTTCATCTTAGGCTTAATAAAAGTATTTTTCACAGATTCCCCGGATTGACCTTTGAACTGAGTAAATACATCAGTTACTCTGCTCTGATCGAATTTATAAGAAAATTCAAGGTCAACTTGAAGCGATTTACCATCTGCTGTTGGTGTCTTGAAGCTTTCATCTTTTGGAGAATCGCCCTTATCCTCAGATGTAAGATAAGACTGCTCGATTCCAACGGAATACAGTGAAGTTTTTACTGTTGGTGAAATCACATGCCATCCCTGTGTAAGTACATTCTTAGAGATTCCTCCGTTCATTTTGTACTCTACCGCAATGTAACCAGCCGGAACTCTCACACTGCACTTTGCAACACATATAAGTCCTGCAATGATTACAACAGCTAATCCAATTCCACCTAAAAGTCCTTTTTTCATTTATTATCCTCCTCTTTTTGACTTTCGTCTTTATTTAACTCATCAATAGCATTTCTGCCAATGTGGTTCAATAATTTACCTAGTGGTTGAAATAATTTGTAAAGCAGGAACCATACTACTGCCGCTCCACATATCACTAGAAATATAAATACTGGATTCATTCAATCACCTAACTTTCTACAAATTTCAATAAAATCTGGCTTACTAAGTTCTTTCAGCTTGTCAGCATATTTTGGAAATTCATGTGTATATATCGGATGACCTAAAAGTTTTTCTGCGTATTCGTATGCAAGTCTTCGGTCATCCCCTGTAAGCATACAAATTCCTGTGTAGGTTTCAACTACTACCGCTTCTTGTTTTGTCATACATATCCTTTCTTGATAAAATCATCTTTTTAATTCCGTAAAAATATTTTCAATTACTTTCCATTCTGCGAATACTGCCATAAACAGTAATGGTACTGCAGAAAATCCCCAATGATTTTCAATCATCATTTGAATTGTGGCTATCAAATAATCTGCTACCCATTTGGATATTATGAAATTCGCAATTATCCAACATATTTTTCTTGCCTTCTTCACTCAATAGACCTCCATTTATTTCCACGGTATATTATCATTTTCGTGTTCCAAAAAGAAATCAACCTTGTCAACATATCCTTTAGCTATCAGTTTTTTTACACAATCATCAACTCTTACAGGAGATGTATACCTTGTAAATTCATTTGAATATACAGTCTTGGCTGTAATATTTCCGCATATTTTGCATTTTTTTACAATATAAGCATTTATATAAGTACCATTTCCGTAATCTATTCTGTCATAGCATTTCCCAATTTCCTCATATAGGTGGGAACATTTTTCTTTAAACCAATTCATACATTCACCTCACTGGAATCCCTAATTGTTTGTAGGTAAATACGGCAGTGTACTTCTTCCCGCATTTGTAACAAGTTTCTGTAATGGTGCAAGTCTTTTCTTTATCATTGCATTTCGATTCTGTATCCGAACTTTTGAACTTGCATCCACCTGTCAAAATACATTTAATCCGTTTTGTGTTCATACATTCACCTCAAACTCTTTC